TGTGAACCTTGTTGGGATAAAAAACACGTCAAGGAAGTGTGTTGGAAATGTCATGGTTATGGAGAGTTAGAATGGGACGTGAATTTCGATTTTCCAAAACTTTCAAATCCAGATTGGTCAGATTTTCTAAAATATGCTAATTATAATCCTAGAAAAACGACAGAAATGAGAGTGTGTTTGGTGTGTGATGGAACTGGAAAAATAACTAAAAAAATATGAACCTTATTAGCTTAGATTTAGAACTTAATCAGCCGAGCGAGAAAATCGTTCAAGTTGGTTATGTTGTAGGCGACATTCTAACTAAAGAAATTCACCTAGAACGCTCTTTTTATATCACTCTTGATGAAGTATTTTCTGAGTTTGTTGCCGGGTTGACAGGCATAAGACCTGAGCAATTGTTGCCAGAGAACGGTTCTATTTCATTAGAAAGCGCATATGAGCAAGTGAAGCAAGATCATGCAGCCTACGCTTGTTTTCGTAATCCTATAACATGGGGCGGCGGCGATTCTGACCACCTTCGCAAGCAATTAAGCATTAATGATACAGATAAGTATATATTTGGCCGCCGTTGGTTAGACACAAAAACGCTATACATCTCCTATGCTTTTACTAATGGGTTAAAACCGCAAGGTGGATTGGCGAAGTGTTTAACCAAATTCATGGTTGATGGAAAAAGATTACAATTCCGAGGCAAAAAACATAATGCAAGAGACGATGCTAGAAACACTTTTGTGCTATACTGTACTTTGATGGATAAATTGAAAGTTGTAACGTGAAAAAAAAGATTGAACAGAAAACTGAAAAACCTCGTGGCATAGTTTTTGAATTTTTGGATTCAATAAATCACACGAAGAAAGATATAATGACTGATGAAAATGAAAAGCAGTATAATGCATATGTCGTTAATCATTTTCTATCCGGCTCAGTTGATGCAGTGCTGCCAGCGAATGAGATGAATTGTTTGCCATTTTTAGATAAACGATTGCAATATGATTATTTAAAACATTCTATTCGCAAACAAAGACGATATACAAAGTGGTTGAAAAATGAAAAAACAGAAGATTTACAACTGATACAAAAGTATTTTAGTTATAACATTGAAAAAGCAAGAGATGTTGTGAATATATTGAGTAAAGAAGAAATGCAAAAAATCAGAGAACATTTTTATATTGGAGGAATAAAATAATGCCATACATTAAACAAACAGATAGAGAAATATATAACGAACCCATTGAAGCATTAGTCCAGCTTGTTAAGACATATCAAGAGAATGAAGCAGCAAGTCCAGCAGGGCAATTAAATTATATCATTACAAGTTTATTGCTTGGAGTGTATAAAGACTTTTTGCCAAACTATAGCGATTTTAATGAGATTGTTGGTGTTCTTGAATGTGCCAAATTAGAAATTTATCGACGAGCAGTATCACCTTATGAAGATAAAAAGATTAAAGAAAATGGCGACGTGGGAGTATAAACTCAGGATTCATAAGGATTATAAATAGATATAATAGGTTATTATATCTGATGTGGAGACTATTATGGGCGACCAAACAAAAATTGTTGAATCATTGATTGAAGTGCGATTGAAAGATTCTGAGGATTTTTTAAAAGTTCGAGAAACTTTAACTCGAATAGGTGTCGCATCAAGACATCAAAATAAATTATTTCAAAGTTGCCACATTTTATGTAAGCAAAAAACACGATATTTTATTTTGTCCTTCAAAGAATTATTTATGCTTGATGGAAAACCAACTGATTTTACTGAAAATGATCTAGCTAGGAGAAATACGATTGCAAATCTATTAGCAAGTTGGGGTTTAGTTGAACTTGTAGATCCAAAGAAAAGTGAAGCGCCTGTAGTTCCAACAAACCAGATAAAAATTATTCCATTTAAAGAAAAGCCAAATTGGGAATTAGTTCCTAAATATACTATCGGGATTAAGAAATAATTATGTTATAATGGAGTTGTTATGAAATTTGACAAGAAATTCTCTTTTGTTGAACGTGTTACGGAAGATTCTGCAAAATATCAAGTTCTAATTTATATGCAGATTAATGAGAAAGATCCACCTGTATTAGTGGGCATAGCATACACATATAACAACACGTGGAGAATCTGCAATAATCCGGTGTACGAAACCTACCTATTAAAAGATGCAGTTAAAGAATCTATTGACACATATTTGCGTTATCATCAAGAGTTTGAAAAATTGAAATTGATGTTCTAAATTATGAGAATTGTATCCTTATCCGACAGCCATGGTCTTCATCATAAAATGACATCGCCTATTCCTGATGGGGATGTTTTAATCCACGCCGGGGACATAAGTAATGTTGGTGAATATGTTGGCATCGAAGACTTCGCAAACTGGTTTTCAAGTTTTCCACATAAGCATAAAATTGTAGTGGCAGGTAATCATGATGCTGGTTTACAGAATTTTAACAGAAAGGCAGCAGAAAAATGTTTAACTGATAGAGATATTATATATTTGCGAGATTCAGAATATATCATTGATGGCATTAAGTTTTATGGTTCTCCATGGACTCCCAAATTTCTAAGCTGGTCTTTTATGCTCTATACAGAAGCAGAAGCAAAAGAGGTTTGGAGTAAAATTCCGGACAATATTAATGTGCTAATCGCCCATGGCCAACCATATTGGACGCACGGAATATTAGATTTTTCTCAAGATGACCAAATTCATGTTGGTTGTAAAGAATTATATAAGAGAATTACTAGCTTGTCAAATTTGAAATTATTTATTGGAGGCCACATTCATGAGGGCTATGGTCAAGAAAAAATGGGAAATGTGACATATATAAATCCCTCAATTTGTAATTTGAAATATGAACCTATCAATGCGCCTATTGTAATTGAAATTGATGAGAACAAAAATGTCAAACTGGTTTAGTAAATATTTAGGAGTTCCTAAAAGTATGGACAATGAACTAGAAACCAATGAAGAAGGCTTGCAGATTATAAAAGATTCAGAGGGCTTTCGACCGATGGCATATATTTGCCCTGCCGGGAAAATTACTATTGGATTTGGTTCCAGACGAGTCCGTGGAAAAGCAGTTCAAATGGGTGATACAATAACAGAAAATGAAGCAAATGAACAATTAAAAATAGATGTTAAAAAGTTTGAACATGGTATTATTAGTCTTGTTAAAGTTCAATTAAGTCAAAATCAATTGAGCGCTTTAGTCTGTTTTACATATAATATTGGGGTTGGAGCCTTTGCTAAATCAACTCTTTTGAAATTATTAAATCAAGGCAATTATGTTGCTGCCGCGGATCAATTATTGCGTTGGAATAAAGCAGGCGGCAGAGAATTGCTAGGTTTAACAATTAGACGACAAAAAGAAAGAGCATTATTTCTAAAAGGATAAAATATGGAAGAAGTAAAAGAAGGAGAAATTCAGGAAGGAGAAGTTCAATTAAAAGATGTGCCGCCAAAGGTTCCTGTTAATCCTTTACACGAAACTTTTATGAAGAGAACAGTTAAAGAACGGGATTCCAGAAAAAGATTGTCAGAAGAAACACTAGATGAATATCATTATCGTCTAAAAGTAATGAAAAAATTATCACAATTTCACTTGATGGGCAAATATTATAAAAAGAATGAAGTTAAACCAATGAAGGAGAAAAAATAGAATGTCAAACTTAAAGATTACTCGATGTGTTGTTGGAAGTTTAGTGTTAGATGTATTGGGCAATGTATCACAAGTTGGTGAAGGCAAAAGCACAAAATATCGAATTGATAAGCCTGTTGTTATCTCATTTGAAGTAGCAAGAGAAAAACAAGAGAATGGACCTGACATTGAGAAAATTCATATGGGATTGAGTCCATTTTTACAGCCTTATATTGAACAAGATTTTGTTATTGTTAAACCAGATGATATGTTCGGTGATTTTATGGAACCAGTGAAGCAAGTAGTAGATAGATATTTGGAAGCAATCAGTGGCATTATTGTGCCAACACCAAGTAAAATTATTACTCCATAATTTTTAGTGTTGATAAAACACAAAAAAACTGATATACTATATCATATCGTCAACATCAACGAAATGATATTATTATGATTGTACAAAAAAGTTTTTATACAAGTTGTCGTTCATTGGGTGATGATATTGTATATCGTGGAATTCATAATGGCAAACGTGTCTCTGAAAGAATTAAGTAT